TAGGTAAATCCACAGAAGCAAGAACCTGTAAGGGGAGATTGATAACGGTATAAATCCTATTTAAATAGTCTCTTCTTAAGTTTCTTCTCTTCCACATTTGAGAATCCTTCTCCTCTTTTTTTACGATCCTGGTGTACTCTCTGTAGAGCCGTATTTCCTTTATAACTTTAAAAATCCTAAACATACTTCTTTCTATATTATATGCTAATGGGGTTTATTGTTCCCGCCCATCTTTTTACGGATTTTACCTCTGGCCCTCCTAATACGGGTTGCTATGGATCTTTTCTTGATCCCGTACTTTTCAGCGATATCCTTATATTTCATATTATTGATCTCCCTATCTATCATAATATCCCGATAAAGGTCGGGTAGATCTCTAATCTCATCGAGTACCGACTCATATATCTCGTCGACACTATTTTCCTCGCCAAATATAAAATTACATGGATCCTCTTCCATAAGATACACTCCGCCCAGATCACCGATTGAATTTTTGGAGGACAGAAAATCTAGCTCTGATTCATTATGAGAAAAATATCTTTTTCTTGATTTCAATAAAAGTAAAGATTCATTCCTTGCTATGTTATAACACCAGGTTGAAAAATTACCTCTTTCCTTATCGTATTGATCTATCTTCAACCAGATCTTAGCCATTGTGTTTATAAAAGCATCTTGTGCTAATTCGTTCTCCTTCACAATAAGGAAACAGTGATTTAATACGCCGGGTCTAAGTCTGTCAAATAACGGTTGAAATTCTCTATCTGATCTTGTCTCCATAAAATCCTCGGCTAGTTTCTGTATATTTTTCTCCATGCAGTAATTAAATATTTATTTTTATTATCTCTATCCCAGCTTCAGCAAGAAAGGATATCGATTCAGTTTTTCTGTAAATCTGATTAAAAACTACTCTTTTTATACCAGATTGTATAATAAGTTTTGAACATTCGTAACAAGGAGATAAAGTAACATACAAAACCGACCCATCTGAACTTTGAGTTCCTCTAGCTAATTTTGTTATGGCATTAGCCTCTGCGTGAAGTACGTAAGGTAATGTTACATCATTAATTTCACACCTATTAGGAAATCCAGTAGGTGATCCGTTATATCCATCCGAAATCACCGCTCTATTGTTTACTATCAAGCAACCTACTTTTTTTCTTTCGCAGTAAGAATTTTTTGCCCAAGTTTGCGCCATTTCTAAGTATATCTTATCGCTCCTATGATCAATTATAAGGTCAGAATCATCAGAAGTAAATACCCTATAGTGAAATAAATCGTTAGAATCTGTAAATTTTACAATCCTCCAATTAGAATTATTAAAAAACCGATCCTCTAGAAATGACAGATCTTTAAACTTAAACTCCTTAATAGCTTTTTCCTTGCGCATATAAATTCTCCTTCAGTATAGCTGCCAAATGTAACTATACGTCTGGAGAAAAAAAAATTTTATTAGATTCTTTTTGAATTTGGTCGGAATGGTGATTCTATAGTAGATACCATTAATGTTCCCTCCAATAGGGATACCATTCTAAATAATGCCGATTTCATATCATCTATATCGGCTTTTGATAGATTTGTTTCGGATTTTTCTGAACTTTTTCCTGCTGCTGACTCCGATTTATCTGATGCTACGGTTTCGCTCTTAACTGTAGAAGCTTCGGTGGTAGATGCTTTTGGTTGTTCTGCTTTTTTAGGTTCGATGGATTCAGATATTTCCGATTTCTTTTCTTCCTTCTCCATCTTTTTATTCGGGGCTTTTTTAAGAGGGAGCACATTGGAAAGCAGTTCCGGATTTTCTAAAGATTTCCCTAATTTATCCGCAGATGTTTTAATACCGATATCCGCTGCTTTTTTTAATAGAGGATTATCGGTCTTTATATTTTTAGATAGTAATCCAGCTCCTAAGCCTGTAACTTTAGAAATATTCTTACCCTCTAAAGCACTCTTACCCGATTCTTTTATGTTCCCTATTAGACCGCTAAACTTCTCCTTTCTTTCTGCACTCTTTTCTAGGTTAGCTTCTTTTTTTTCAGCTCTGGCTTTATCCTTAGCTATTCTCTCTTCTCCCTTCTCTTTTTTTCTCTTATCTTTTTTCGATAATTCACCTTCTGCAGTAAGTGTATCTGGTAATTCTGTTTTTGTCGGAGAAGTTAGTTTAGCTACATCCTCCTTAGTAAATGTTCCGCCCCTACCCTCCAATAAACTATCTATGACCTCCGGAGAATGATATCTCATACTGTCCATCCAATCCTTGACATCACTCTCTAGAAATTCAGGGAATTCCTCATAGTGGTCTGGATACTCCCAAAGCAGATAATCTTTATACCTAGATATTTGCTTTTCTGTAGGACCCTTTTTTTCACTAAGTTTTTGGTCTGCACTAACTAACTTTTCATTAGGTATAACGTTACTACCTTCGTTTAACTTAACAACCTCCGGTCCCCTTTCACCAACAAGATAGCTGCCGGTTTCATCAACAGGACCTCCGTCAGCAAAAGCACCTAGTATTTTTTTCCCGACGCCTCCCGATACTATATCCTTGATTTTACCAACTCCCTTGAGGTCCTTGGTTACGTCCCCAATGTTTTTACCCAGATCCTTTATACCTTTAAAATCTTTACCAAGATCCTTTATCCCTCCTAGAGATTTAGATATATCACCAAAGCTTTTGGGTATATCTTTTAAACTTTTTATATCGCCTATGCTTTTTCCGATATCTCCAAAAGATTTAGTTACGCCCTTAAAATCTTCTCCTATTTTTTTAAAATCTAAATCCTTTATGTTTTTGGATATGTCCTTAAATTCTTTAGATATCTCTTTGAAATTTAGGTCTTTCAAATTGGAAACAACATCCTTGAGTCCCTTATCTGAATCGGAATTAGCTTTCTGTAGTTGATCTGTGCTTTCGGTATTAGTTTTTACTGCACCTGTTAGCTTCTCAATATTTCTACTGAGATCTAACATTTGAGCTGTTAGTTTAGGATCTGACATATCTGTATATATTTAAGTCTTACTTAGATGTAAAACTAAATAATTGGGTAACCCCTCCCTCAGCCTGAGCTTCAGCATTTTCTTTTTCTATGGTATCGTTCAGTTTATCGATCCATATTTGATATTCATAGAAAGGTATAGATTCTAGCCAATTTGGATCTAGCTTATGCTCATACCAAAGTCTAAATTTAATATCAAAGAAGTTCTCTAAAGATATCTGAAATAAGGAAAAGAGATCTGATCCCGCCGGGAAAGGTAATATCAGCGGTGACCTCCTCATCACCGCAAATATGACATTTCTGTTTTGCCTCTAGCGTGGTTCCTATTTTAATTTTTTCTGAAAGACCAAAATATAAGCTGTATTCTTCTTTGGTCCAGAAATCAGATTCCTTTAATTTTATTCTAATCTTGTCTGGAGTTAAATTTCTCCATTCATTAAAGATGAAGGGAGCTATTTGAATAAATCCCTCGTCTACAGGGTTGTTCCCCTTGTATTCATTTCGAACAAAATCAGAAATGGCTTGGGTAACTCCTATACTAGGAACTGTCATCTCTATAGTTTTACCCGTTTTTTTAACGGTAAAGATAAAACTCCTTGTCTCCTGATTGTAATATTTTAGGATATCTCGGTTTATATCATATGAACTTAAAACACCGGTTCTCAATTCCAAACCTTCGTTGAATGGACATTCTGGTGTTTGTTTACATTTTTTCTTCGTTTTAAGTATAATAGAATTTTCACCCCTTACGAATGTTAAATCCCTTATGGCCATAATAACAAAGAATCTATCCTCCTGTTTTAGATCCTTATATGAAACTACTCCCTCTCCCGGGAATTCCATTCTAAAACATCTATCTAAGATATAACTAAGTTTCTCCTCGATATCTAAATTATCATCCTCGTCTATAGTAGAAAAATGTCTAATCTCTCTTACCTCCGCAGCTCTTATTGCAATCCTTGTTTTATCCGGATAGAACATGCCTTTAGAAGGTAGTATATTAACAGGTAGATTCTTCCATCCACTATCAAAGGATGGTGATTCAGGAACACTCTGAGCCTTACCAAAAGAATTCTTACTTAAGCTTTGATTCAGATCTACCACGTTTAATTTCTGATCGGGTGATTGTACTTTTTTTGGCTCGGTATTATTTGAATCATGTTTATTGACTTCCTCCGGTTTAGGATCAGCCTCTTTTTCTATCGTGACTACTGAAGATTGCTCTTTACTTATCGGGTCATCATATTCAATTCCCCCTTCTATTTCTTTCATTCTTAAGATCTCCTCAGGGGATAGTCCATTTTCCATAAGATTATATTTTTTCTATTATATAACAGGAAACAGAAAAAGAGGCCAATTTGGCCTCTTTTTTTTCATATTTTTTTTATATAAAAGTATTTATAAGAAGGTATCTTCCCAGTAATCACAGATCCAACTAGCAGTAAGGTTATATATTGCTGGGGTCTCATAATCTAACTCCATTGCATTTATAGCTTCACTTAAAAAGCAAGAAGGTATTCTTATTCTTCTAAAAACGTCACCTCTTTTGTTAAATACCTGAATAACCATAGATCCAACATAATCTGATTTAATCCCCATAGCTCCAGTTAGAGGGTTGTAAATTAGATCCGACCACTGTCTTAGTATTTTATAAACAGTCATGGAATTTTGATCATTAAGATTGACCTCAAATTCCATCGAAAGAGTCATATCCGTGGTAGATGGTTCACCCCCTGCATATCTTCTTGTAGCAAACTTATAGTTCTGCTCTATTGTTGCTGCAGGAGAAATATCTACTGCTAAACCCGTTATGGATTTAACTTGTTGAGCTAATATCCCCTCACCGTTAAAGGTAGTAGCGGCGTCTACTATACCAGCAGGTGGATTTATTATAACCTCAAACTGATTTAAATAAACCGGTTCGAAGTTACTTATAGCTGCTTTTGAATTGGTAAAATGTGGTAGTCCTGCCATTTATTTAAATTCTTTTTTTATAGGAATAAATCCTCCCAGTAGTCCACCGCCCATACCATATCATCTATCTTGTATAGGTCAGTTGATGTATAGTTTAGGTTCATCGGAGAGATTGGCTTTGTAAGAAAGCAATCTTTACAAGTAATCCTTCTAAAAACATCACCTTGTTTATTAAAGATGTTAACTACTATAGTTCCTACATAGTCATTCTTTAATCCCATCGCTCCTGTTAGTGGATTGTAAATTAAATCAGACCACTGTCTCAGAGTTTTGAAAACGTACATTGAGTTATCATCGTTCAAGTTAACAGAAAAACTAACACTAAGATCCATGAATGTCTGATCTGGCTTAGCTCCAGCGTAATTTCTTTTAGCAAACTTAAATTTCTGAGTAGCAAGTCCTGGGTTCTTATCTAAAGAAAGACCGCTTACTTTGGATACGTGCTGAAGTAAAATTTCACCTCCGGCAACTGCTGCTGGTGGTATAATAGTAACTTCGAATTGATTCAGATAAACAGGTTCAAACCTATTTATTGCTGATAACGAATTTGAAAAGTGAGATAATCCTGCCATAATTACTTATATTTATCTGCCTTCTTTAAAAATCATAAATTATACAAATTGTATGAATCCTCCAGAAGCAATTCCTCCAGTTCTTGTAACCGTGATTCGATTAATGAACTTCTGGATTCCTCTTGCTGGTTCTATTATGACGTCAATTATACCCATGTTCATATCTATGATTGCAGGGGTATTATTAGAAGCATCCATAATTGTTTGGTAAGCGTAAATACCACCACCAGCTCTAACACCATCTAGGTAGTTGTCTACTAATGTTTTGATTTCTAGTCTGATTGAATCTTCGTTGAAATCAAATAGGTAGTTAGCCAAGATCTCTTGAACGTCGTTTTCTACACTAATCAATAGATCTCTAACGTGAACAAGATTAAATGCTGAATTAACTTGCTGATAAGCAGTTTGGTTACCGAAGATAACTACTCCAATTCCTCTTCTTTTGATGATTGGATTGATTCCGAAAGGTTCTAAGTTTCCTCTGTCCTCTTCAGTAAAGTCATATTCAACACCTACTATATTACCTCCGCTAATTACTCCACGTTTCTGACCTGCTATAATAGCATAAGGTTCTCCGTTAGCGAATTTTCTAAGGAAGTTATTAGAAACGTATGCTGCAGGTGGTACCTCAACGTTTCTATTAGTTTCTCTTACAGTAATATAAGGAGAATAGAATGCTGCGTACTTAGCTCCATCAGCTTCTGAAGGTAAGCTAAATGTGTAAGACGGATTTAAAGATAAGTTACCGCCATCTGCTATATAAGCAGTATTTAATCTCGGATAAGGATTAGCTGCAGTAGGAGCATCAGTAAATCTTGGATCTGTACTAGCTCTAAATTGCGCCATAGAAGGAGCGTTTATAATCGCCAAAGCCTGTTGTCTTAACATAGCCAATCTAGAAAGCTGGTATTTAGAGTTTGGTAAAATCTGCCCAGAGAATGTATCAATGATGTATCGGTAAGATATAACATCCTTAGCTGCTAATGTCTTAGCAATATTCGTGTTATACATAACATCAAGAATCTCAGATATTCTAGCATCACTTCCATTAGGTCTG